GCGGTTGTTAGTGCTTGTTACCCAGTCACAGAATCTATTCCAATTATTCTGTTGTTGTAGGGTTACTGTTGTCATGCGTTGACGTTGTTTGTCTTTGGTAGATTTGCTTTTTCACCATAAGGTATATCTGATTTCTCAGTTAAAGCCTTTGTCTTTTTATTCTTTTTAGCTAGTTTAGGTTTTTGTGGAGCTGGGGGTGGCCAGCCTTTATCATAACCTTTCTCCTCTTTATAAGGAGAGCCTCCCTTACCACCATTTTTTTTAGTCATTTTCTATCTAGTGTGGTAGATTGTTGACCTTCTTCTTTTAGTTTTTTTAACTGCTCTTCCCATTTCAAACGTCTCTTACGTTCGTTATGAAACTCTTCTTCATTCTGTTCGTATTTAACTTGACTCATAATTTTAGAATGATAGGTTGTCGGATCTTTCGAGTTTAGCAATAACATCCTGCCGATAAGCAGGGTCATTATCATATCTCTGGTCACTCATAGCTGCTACTAATTCAGCTTGACTTCTGTATGCATCTTTAGTAGATGTTGGTGCTTTACCTGTATACATCTTACCTTCGTATCCATTAGCTTGTTCGTATTGATTTTTCAAACCATTTACTGCGAGTTTAATTGCTTCGACACTTCCAGTATTAACTATACTATCAAAGGCTTCGATTGATTGTTTATCTAAATTATCTGCAGCCCACGATGTTATGTTCTGGTAAGCTTGGTCACCACCAACATAATTCTTGACTGTATTAATCTCTGCATCAGATAAGTCAGCTGCTTCTTGAGCTTGACCTTGTGGTTGCTGACTCTGTACTTCCATGTAAGCCTTGACTAAATCTTGGCTACTCATAGAAGAGAACTTCTCTAATGTTTCAGGTGATAATTTATTACCATTCTTAAAGTACTCATCAGATGCTGATGTAATTAACTCAGCTACTGGTGACATCTCTGGAGCATCCTCAGAGGATTCTTCATCTACAGTTTCAGTTTCACTTTCAACTTCTTCTGTATCTGGCTCAGATTTTTCGCCCATTTTTTTCTGGAGTTCTACATAAGCTTTCTCCAGTTCTTCAGCGTTCTTATATTTACCAGCAAGAAGTGACTCCTGCTGGGATTCCAGTTCTTCGCCTACCTTTAGAGACTCTTGCTCATCAGGGGTGAGAGTATCTTCCGTGGTTACTGTATCAGTACCCGGATCATATGTCATTGTTTCTGCCATTATTCTTGAGGTGGTTGTAATGCTTGACTCATGTTTTCAATTCTTTCCTCAGCTTTAGGATCTTTAGTTGGGTCCATAGCTGGACTGTTTGCTATCTGTCCAGTTTGTTCCATTAAAGTCTGTTGCTGTTGTTGCTGCTGTTGCTGTGCTGCATCTTGTTGAAGCTGTTCTTCAGTCTTAACAAGATTAAGAATATCAATACCTTGACTAGCAGCAAGACGCTTGATAGCTTCAGTAGGATTGATGTATTTAAATAATGCTTCAGCTCCAAGGGTTTGTGCGATAGTAGTTACAAACATAGTTAATGCTTCCCTATCACCTGCACGACCAAGAGCATTGACACCTGCAACAATCTTAGGACTTACTAAGTCTTTAGGTATCTTAGGTATCTGACCACTCCTTTCAAGAACTAACATAGTTCTATTAAGATAAGGTATTAAGAACTCAACTGTAAGTAATGAGAACAATCCTCCTAACTGTGCTTCAAGCTCAGCCTGAGTCATTCTTATTTCTTCAGCTGTAGTACGTTCACTATCCCTTACATTCATCATAAGGAATGCTTCTTTAATCCTCTGCTCTATTTGTTGTGCAAGCTGAGCAGCTGTAGCAAAGTCAGCAGTTTTACCTACTTCAACAACTCCTACATCTTCTGGTCTACCTTGTATGATAGCACCGTTACCTGCATTAGCTAAGGTCTGTGGTTTAGTAGTAGCTGAAGGAGATACTAGGAAGATAACTTTAGCAGCTACGCTAGAGCCTTCTACAAGCGCCTGTGATAGCCCTTCTAAACTTCTTAGGTCTCCTATGAACTCTTCTACTCTACCACGTCCGTAATCCTCACCATCGACGGTGTTAAATCGAAGAACTAACCAAGGACTAGCTTTCTTTGGTGCGGAGCTACGACTACCAGGTAAGACTTGATCGTCTACTTCCTGATGCCAGGTCCAACGTCCACTGTTTTCATCCTTCTTAACACATGTGTATACTTCTGCGTCGTCTTCATCTGAGCCTGATTGATCCCCATTAGGGTCATTAGGATATGGTTTAGGTACCGGCTCAAGTCCTAACACTTTTCTACTAATTAATTCTTTTGTAACGATCTCAATAATATTACCGTTACCATCTCTATTAACAACATACCTTTGTAATGGGAAGTGTTTTAATCCATCCTTACCCATAAAGATAAGAGCATTTCCTGAGACAATCAGGTGTTTTAATGCTTGATGAACTACAACTCTATCATTAGAGGCAGCTATATAATCCATGATCATCCTCTCCATCTTGGAGAAAGACAAATCAAGCTCACTTCTTATTTGTGGATCAAGTTCTTCACCTAGCTTATCATCTCTGACTTGTAGTTTAAAGAAACTTGTAGTTGGTGGAAGGATAGCAAGCATTAATTTTGCTGCCAAGGTAACAACTGCTTTGGCACCAACTGATTGCCATGGTTGTAGTAAGTTTTTCTTACCAGTGCGGTTGCTATTATCTTGTGTTACTAGATATGGTAAGGTTAGTTCTGAACATTCAATTGCTCTATCAAGATACTGTGATCTATTTGTAGAGAGCTGACCGTATCTTTCACTAGCCTTATACATTCATTCCTCCAGTTGTTCCTCCAGTGTTAGCATCTATAAGTAATGATTGAGTATTACTTTTCTTACCTGCAGCTGCTTCACCTTGTTTTTTTGACCCGCCAAAGGCTACTGATCTTACATCATCAGGGTCTGTTGTTTCTCTTCCTTCTGGAAGCTTACCTTCTTTCATAGCTGCAGTGTTCTTAATCATAGGTTGCACTGGAGCTGGTTGAGGCATTGCTTGTGGTGGTGGTGGCTTAGGGCTAAAGCACATTAGTTTTCATCTAAATATGTTTTTATATATTGTACCACACTCTGTTGACCAGAGCGATACATAATACATGTTAGTTCCTCTTTTGGATGGACTGGTTGAAAAGGGAACTTTGATTCTAAATCTTCAACCAGTTTCTCTAATTTCTCAGAGTATATGTTAAGCGTACTTGGGTAAATTTGTGTTTGCATGTTCAAAGAATGCTGGCATCCTAGCTCGCTGTGTCTCAGAAAATTCTGGGGCTTTGCCCTCATACATTAAGCGATCACTAGCATCCAGCCAAAATTTTTTGTCTAAATATTTATCGGTAGTATTTATACCTAAAGGTTGAAGAATCCAGTTAATGGTGGCCTTCCTAAGTTTGTCCAAAGAATTAGAAGGACGTAAACCCAACTCAGCACATACAAGACTATTTGATCCAACATGGATCTGTTCGTCTCTCGATATATCAGCAGATATTGTACGAAGAGCAGCATCCCCATTAAACCTAAACATAGGGAGTAGAACGAAGAAGATAGCCCGTTCTGCGACCAAAGCTTTGGTAATTGTATGGTCAGGGTGTGCAATCCAAGCATCTCGTAACCTCATTGCTTCTAATTCTGCTTGTTCATCTGCACCTAGGGCATTAACATAATACCCCAGTGCTAGATCATGACGTTCTTCGTCTTTTACATTATCCTCAAGCAATCTGCGAGCACTTTCGGGAACATTCTTTTCAAGAGCGTCCTCAATGAAGGTACCCACAGGTAACTCCATATGACGTATTGCGAGAGCACGTTTGATGGTTTCTTCACTTCCATACTTTAATTCTCCAACGGTGGGTTTAACGGGTGACCATTTTCTTTTTCTACTTAATAGTTTCTCATAAGGGTTTTTCATCATTCTCCACATTCACAAGCGATTGCTGATTCATCTGGTTTATTTCCCAGAATATCCTCCAAGTAACTCTCAACTTCTTCTTTATCAAGTGCCGCATATGCATCACTCTTATCTTGAACGTCGCCCATTACTTGTAGGCTATAGTAAAGGGAAGTTTGGGGTGAATCCAACCACTCTTGCACGAACGCATTGTCGTAGGTTACTACGTCACTCCATGAATTGAAGCTATAACCGTGAAGAAGTCCCGTGTTGTTTAACATAATCATTAGTTGATCAGCTACTTTCTTATAAGCTTCCCAACCAACTTCACTGGCAATTTCTACATTACCATAATCATAGTGCTGTACACCAAAGGTAGCACTATCTCTATCTACACTCCTAGCAATAGGAGGAGCAATCTCTGGAGTACATGTGTACCCATCGAGATCTTTACTACGATAAGAACAGCTAGCAGTAGGTGCAATAGCAAATGCTCTTACCATATTATTAGCTTTAGCTATTAATTCAGCACAGTAGATACCTCTCTTAAATTCTAGAGCTATCTTCTCAGCTGTGGTAACTATAGAACCATTCTCATTAACAACCTGTAAAGCCCTCCCGAATTGCTCGTAAGTTACATCGTACCTCCGTAGGAGATTCGCGAGTCCAAGGCATCCAAGTCCGACCTGCCGGTCTTTTTCGGGCGAAAGGTACTCTCCAGATTCTCCAACACCTGTTCTGCTATGAAGATCGCACAGCTGGGACATACCTGCAGTGAAAGCCTCTTGTATGCTTTCGAGTTCACAGGCACCGAGATTGACGTGTTGTAAGAGGCAAGTTCCTCGTGAGGGCAAATATACCTCAAGACATACATTCCCTCGGATCCTATTTCCGTCATTGTCATATTTTATTTTGTTGAGCCAGATGTCGCCGGATTTAATTCCGTAAAGGATGGCGTCTCTAACTTCAGTTCCGGCGTTGAACCAAGTTTCTTCTGTAACGTTGACGCATCTCTTAACCCACGCAAGGGCAGACCTATCAGCCCGCACGAACTCAAGGATATCGCTGTGGTCAATATCAAGGTGACATACAACAGCGCCGTTCTTATAGACGCCACCTCTTCTAAGTGTTTCATTTAAAGTAGAGTAGATTTTTGCAAAGGATACGGGTCCAGAAGCTGTTAAGCCCTTCCCGTTTTCATGCCCTTTAGGGCGTAGATTTGATAAGTGTACAGCACACCCTGCGCCGTGACGTAAGGCATGTGATACGAACCTCCAGCTTGCTTCGATGCCATTGGGACCCTCCATGGAATCCTCAACAACAAAAACAGTACAGCTCACTGGGAGTCTAGATTCTGGGTTATCCAACCATGATTGGACCCGACCAGTGCGGGAGATTAGTTCTGTCATTAAATTAAATCTTCTAAATTTGGTGGTTTATAGTTAGGTCCCTTAAGGACTTTACCGTCTTCTCGATAAATAGGTTTACCCTCATCATCGAGTTTAGACATATTACTTTCATGTACACGATGTAATGCTCTATCTAAATCCCAACCCATATTCTCACAGTACTGGTAACATACATAAACTATATCTGCTACTTCTTTTAGACAGTGTTCATAGTATTGTGGATTCTTATGCCATAAATCCCCATCAGCGTCAAGGAATTCTTTAAACTCCTCAACTATAAGATTTTTCTGCCTTGTTCGATCCTGCAGTTTCGAGGAATTGCGTATCCCGTACGCCTCCCGGAACTCCTGAGCCTGTGAAGACAAGAAGGTCGTCTGTGTCGTATCTGGGTAAATTCTTACATTCGGCATTTTCTAATTCATTTTGTAGGTAGTGGATTGCTTTTTTTAAGTCATTAGCATAACTTTCTTTATGCCCTGCACGGCATATATATTTTATAGCGTTACCGAGATGGAAATTTAATCCTTGTTGTCTAATAAAATCCCAAACATCGGCATTGCCACGCTTGTAGTAGTCTGGACCGGCCATTTTTCTAATAAATTTCTAATTGAATTCGCCATGATGAAGTTTTGTTCTTGCAAAGCCAGGAAGACAGTTTTTATATCTTCCTGATTTGTCTCGTAGTGTTTCTCTAGAGAATCAGACAGCAACCTCATCTTTAGATCTTGTTCTACTGTCAGCTCGGTAATCGGAGCTGGGGGACCATAATCTTGCTTCTTGTTTTTTGAAGTCATAATCATTTACTGTTAGTATTTTAGCTAACCTGGCATTGACTAATGCATCTTCTTCTGTAAGATCTTTATCTTCAAAAGCTTCGACAACAGTCTGCCAAGAATAACCTTTCTTATTAAATAATACCTCAGCTCGTTTTACACCGATACCGGGTACTCCTGAATAACCATCAGTTTGATCACCAGCTAAGGTTTGTATTAGGTGCCATTCAGCACCCTGCTCCCTTGTGATTGTGAAAGTCTCATCTAAATTATACACCTCACCTGGTATCTGTCTCATATCTTTATCAGGAGAAACAATAGTATTACCAGGATTTTGTGTAGCGTAAATACCCATCGCATCGTCTGCCTCTAATGTAGGCATAATGATAACTTCGAACTCAGTCTTGAGTTGTGATATAACACGTTTGTAACCGCAAGGTTTCTTACGATTTCTATGACCCTTATACTTAGGATCAATTTTTTTCCTGAAATTCTTAGTATCAGAAAAGAATAATATTAGAGTAGCGAATGACCCAAATTTGTCTTTAAGTTTGGTAAGCTCTCTCTTTGTGGCGGAATATGCATCACTAAAGTTGCTAGTGACAAGAATAACGTCATCACCAAAGTCAACTTCAGTTTCTGCCGCCGCGCACGATTTGTAGACGATGTAGTCTGCATCAATTAATAATTTCATAGGTGGTTAGTGGACGTCTGCCCATGTATTACCGCTTTTAGATTCAGCAGCTACAGGACATCTCATTTTGTAATGTTCTCCAGCTTGTACAGCTGTGAGTTCTAGTAGAAATTTTAAGTCATCTACTTCTTTTTGTTTGACTTCAAATTGTAGTTCATCATGAACGAATGCCAGTTGTCTAGCACTAGGTGGAAGATTCTCACTGGCTAATACCATCCATCTTTTCGCGAGTATTGCCGACGAGCCTTGGAGGAGGTAGTTAAGAGACTTGTGCCCTTTGTCAACGAGGATGCGACGGTTATCCAATCCACGTACATAACCTCTCTCACTAGCCTTGCGTACTGCTTCCAGCAAGTCCTTAAGACCTGGTATGGCATCAACATAAGCTTTCCTAATCTCCTTGCCTTTCTTTGCTGCCTTCTCATCTGATAGTTGTTTGTCATAGGATACTCCGATTTTTCTATCCCCAGCTCCGTATAAGAAAGCATAGGTTACAGTCTTTACTTGTTTTCTGGAAATTCCAATCTTATCTGCATTGGTCTGATGGATATCACCGTTAACCAAGATGTCAGCATACCTACCCTTATCATAACGTGCGAGATAATGAGCAAGCATCCTAAGTTCGATACCGCTAAGATCAGCTCCACACATGATAAGACCTGGCGTAGATGTGAACAAACGACGGAATCTCTCATCAGATGGGACTTGCGCTAAGTTAGGTTTACGATGGGCACATCTGAAAGTAGATGTAGCTACTGAACAATGGTGATGAATTCTAGACTTCGTACATAGCTTCTGCCATGCGTTCACGCCTTCGGATATCATCCCTAACTGCTTCGTTAAATCCAACAGTCTTAGAAATTGGTGCGCTATATCCGTCCCAATATCCTTGAGAACTGTTTCGTCTATTACGGGCTTTCCGGTCGAGGTCATTAATGACGCCTTCCAGCCATAGTGTGTTGTCAGTATCCATGCTATGTGGTCTCTTGAGGTAGGATTTAATTCTTTAAGCTTGGTGAGTGGTGCTCCTTCAACATATCCTGTTCTCCTATTAGTTCGTTTAGGACAAAATTCCTGTCCTCTAACGTAAGGGTGCCTTTGGCGTAGTAATTGAGTAGTGTCCTCATACTCTCTTCTGAGAGTTGATTCAAGTTGCCATGCAGCTTTTTCGTCAAAGTACCATCCATGAATCTCCTGTTGTGTAAGTATTTGTGCTACCTGATGTTCTAATTTGACCCAATCAGGTAAGGGTGGAAGTGGTCGCATAATTTCTTAGTAACAGCAACGTCTTGTACACAGTAATCTTGCATTTCTTGACTCCATTCTTTCCAATCTGTCTCCTTACTAAACTCTCCTTTATTCTCACCTAATCTATATCCATAAGATTCAAGACTATGCCGACCTTGTAATTTAGCTGGCATATCTTTCCAGTTATTTCTCTTATCTATATCGAGTAGATTAGGATGATATAGCCTAGATAACAACAAAGTATCAAGTACGTTATCAGGAGGAGTAAACCAAGGATAGAGCCTTTTAGCGACAGGTATGTCAAACCCAAGAATGTTATGACCAATAATGATATCAGCCACTTGGAGCCATTGAAGACCTGTGGTAATAGAGTAAGCACCACCCATCGGTAAGTCTTTAGGGGAATCCGCATACTTCTCATCATTGAAAGTTTCCGTGCGGTTCTCTTCGACACAATGAATGGCAATGCAGTGGATACGTGTAGCATCGTTAAGTAGCCCGTTTGTTTCCAGATCGAATACCAGGGTTAGTCCCTGCCCATTCGTACGTTTTGTCAACAAATTTGGCACGTTCTACTGCCTCTTTACTAGGTGGGTTAGGCTTTAATAATACTGCATCTTTATCTTTATCTTTGTTAAATGTATACCACGGATGTTCGTAGTGTTCGTATATATCTGATCTAGTCACTTCTGAATGGTGGATAACTTCATGTTTAGAAATCTGTGTTAGGGTTGAATTCGGGCGTAGCTTCATGTTCGTTAAATCTGCAGGTGTTCAAGTCGTAAGCTAGTTCACATGCGATACCTGTTTCGCCTGAATAGCGATTCTTAAGGACTCGCACAGTCGTAAAGCTTCGTTCAGAGTCGGCTTGTTGATCTCTTTCGAGGGCAACCACCGAGTCGCTGATTTGAGCAATGCTATGAGATCCTCTGAGGTTGGAGAGACTGACTCGTCCTCCTTCTTCGTGAGCGTTTTTATCATTTGTAGCTCTCCTCAAATGGGATACTAGGAATAATGCAATGCCAGTTCTTTCGACCAAACTTCTTAGTTTAGTCATGGTTGTATCTATCATTCGTCTTTCATCTCCGTCTAGTCCACTTAATAATATACTTAAGTGATCTAGGAATATAACACGACACTCCAGTCCGGTTGCGAGATACTCGATTCTATTATAGATAATATCCGGATCAAAAGAGCCGAAACCATCAAAAAGATAGAGATTCCAATCGGCAATAGTTCGTTCGAAAGCGGATTTGAGTTCTTCTTCATCGTGTTCTCCTAAGTGAAGATTCTTACCAACAGCTGTGGACATCAATCCAAGTGCTGTTCTTCTATTACTTGCTTCAAGCTCCAAGATCCCAACATGTTCATCCTTGTTGAGCAAGTCAGTTGCAATGTGACGGATGATTGAGGTCTTTCCTGAGCCAGAGCCAGCACAAAATGTTGTAAGCTC